TGTGCAGTAAGTGATGCATTGATTGTAGCAAGATCAGAAACTGTAACAAACTTTGTAACAGACTTAACTGCTGCTGGAAGTCCATCAACATCTGTTGCTGTAATTGCAAAGTTGATTGCTGCATTACCCGCTGTTGCAGGATATGTAACAGTAACCTTTGAAATTCCAGTTGTAGCATCTGATGCTGCTGATGCAACTGAAACTGTTGCTCCAATAACTGTAACTACTGGTGTAGTTGCTGCTGGAATGTTCCCAAATACGTCTGTTACCTTCGTTGAATACTCAACAACGGCTGAAGTATTTGCATTTGTTGCTACTGTTGTATCTAGGTTGTACGCAGTACCTGCAGTACCCTTAACATAATAGACATACACATTACCAGCGTTTGTAATTGTTACAGTGCCAGTAGCAGTTGACTTTGTGTAAACATAAAATTCTGCTGTTGTGCCTGTTCCAGTATTAACTGAATATGATGTAACTCCTGAAGCAGAAGTTACTGGTGCAGTTGTTGTGTGAAGTGCTGGCACAATAAATGCTCCTGATGTTACAACAGAAACTACTGTTCCTGTGTCAACACCAGTTAGAGCAAACTTAACTGCGTCCAATACTTCTACCTTGTTGTCAGATGGAACAGTTACTGATGCTGCACCTGCTAGGGTATTTGCATCTGTGTCTGCAACTGCGTTTACAGTTACTACAATAGTTGGTACAGCGTGTGCTGGAACCATTGCAAGTGCTGTACCAGCCAAGGCTGCAGCCATGACTAGACTAATCTTTTTAAATGAATTCATTCTTTCTCCTTGTTAGTTTATCTGATACTTTGACCAGAATATTAAATTAAATTAAAGCCGTCCAAAAAATCCCTAACATCGTCAGGCATCTTCCGATTATCTAATTCTACCACACCCCTGTCTTTCTCCGCAAGTCGTGCTGAAGTAGACCAGGTATGGACTTCTATTTCTGTATTATTATTCTTTGGTGTATGTGATATTGCTCCAAATACCGCACCAGTTACGGCATCTGCAAGGTCTTTAGATTTTTTGCGGGGGTGATCTACACGATTACCTTTCATAATCTTAAGTTCTGACATTTCTTCTAATAGGATAGGTATTCTTGGGATAGAAACACGCTCTTCATAAATCATCATAGCAAGATCTTCATAGTGCTTCTTGGCAACAGATACTGTCTCAGTCCTAATTCCAACAGCCTGTAACTCATTTTGAATATCAAATGATTGCCAACGGTCAAAAGAAACCATTCCAATATTAAAACCTTGTCTGCGTAAATTCATAATCCATTGCTTAACTTCAGATAGATTAACTGGTCCTTCTGCTCTTGGCTCCCACCATGCAACTGCATCTACTACTACAATTGGTGCTACCTGTTCGTAATCTTTAATTACCTGGATATTTACCCACTTGTCTACGTGAGCAATTGCTACCGCACACTTATCGTGCTTTTGTGCAAGGTCAGCATGTATGTAGTAAGTTTTATCTGGATCTGGTACAAAGGTTTCATCAAACCTTCTAAATGAGTCTAATGGGTTTCTGCTGTTCATGCACTTCTCAACCTTGTCAATCTGCTTAAAGAAAGCATCAGATGAATAGGTTGGCATACAAGCAAAACGCATCATTGCATCACCAAGGTCAGTATAGAATGCTAGTTTAAAGTCTTCTATCTTACGGGTTGGGTTTACTTCCCATGTAGGTCTTTTGAATGCATATACCCTTGGAATTTTGTATTGAAGAATGTTATCTTCGTCCCACGAAATTTGAAATTGATTACCTGGATCTTCGTGAGGTAAATCTTCGTTCATAATAAATGTATGTGTTCTTTCAATGGTTTCTTTTTCTGCAATTACGGATTCATATCGTTGAGAAATAAAGTCACCTTGATAACGTGGGAATGAAAGCAAAACAACCTTTCCAAGGTCTGGGAAACGAGAGTCTACTGAGCCACGGAATGCTTTATAGATATTATCAGCAGTTTTTCCTTGTTCGTTTCCAGATACAACCTCACTTGCAAAACCAGAAATCTCATCAAGTACTGCCATAAGCAAGTTCAAACCCTCATGAGATTCTCTTTCTGAGTGTCCAGAGTAAACTGTAATTGCCTTATCAAACTCAATTGAGTCAGCCTTTGCATTATACTTTCCAGCAAACCAAGGGGACTTCTCAATCTTTGTTTTAAAACCTTTAAAGAAAACGTTCTTAGCCTGTTGTGCGTTAACAGCAACGTTAATAATATCAATAGCATCTCCTGCAGGCTTACCATAATAAATTGCAGGGTCTTTAAGGCATAGTAGTTTATATACTACATAGGCACAGGCTACTGTTGAGATAAAATCTTTTCCACTACCCTTGCCAAGTTGAAGTATTAATTCATTTTTGGTGTATTTATTAAAGTGTTTAGTTCCTTCAACATCTCCCATGATATCCATCACGTCTTCTTTGCGATAGATCTGGCTCATTGCTTCAACAATTTCATATTGAATATCAGATAAAAGAGGTTGACCAAGATACTCAGGTGACTGGACAAATGTCTTCACGTCAACTGGAGTTTCAACAAAGTGATTCTCTTTTAATACTTCAAGAAAATCATTGAACATCGTGGACAACAGTAATCACTTCTCCTTCTTTTGCAATAACAGAAAGTCTCTTCATTATAATGTCACGTACCTCTGGATGCTCTGAAGCAATGTCTCTTAAAATTCCAACAAGAACTTCTTGTCGTCTTTCAATTTCAATCATTTCTTCTGCAAGTTCTTTATTCTCAAGAAGGCCAGCCTTTTGTAGCATATCAATTCTTCTTGATTCAATATCTAACACTAATTTAATTCCAGCAGTCTTTGCTGTAAGGTTTGTTGATAGACTTGCCTCATCAATAACTTCGTAAGCCTTTGTAATTAACTTTGTATAGTGTGTATCTGCTCCAACCAAAGCCTCTTTTGCACGGGCACGGATAGCATCATTAGCAGATGCCATAACCTTCCACTCGTTAATTAAAGATACAACACGTGTACGTGGAATATCTAGTTCTTTAGAAATAACTGTTGGATCATTTCCTTTAAGGTATTCTGTTACTACTTGATTTACTTCATCAAGATGTTGAATTAGTTCTGTCTCACTTGACATACTTTCCCTCTAGTCTATTTATTTCATCTTTAATATAAAAGATGGCCTTTTCTAAATCTTGAATGGTCTTTGCTTCATCTTTAAGGCCTGCTCTCCAAAGGTACTTAAAAGCATTCCCAATATTAAAATTACGATGACGAGTAATCTCAATACACTCAATACCAGAAGGATCTGTTGTGTAATGTAGTGGATGATTTACTTGATCAACTGTAATATGAAGGTTGTCGCTCATTTAGTTACCTCTACATTTAATCTCTTAAAACAATTCAAACATGTTGTATATGTTCTTCCAGTAAAAGGGCAAGACGATATTGAAGACTCTGTGTGCTTACAGAATACTCTTTGTGTAAGTGCCTTTGCAACATCTACAAAATGTTTAATAATCCTCATCTTCATCTTCCTCTAAGTTCCAGTCAAATGCCTCTGGAATGTTTTTTAATGCAACTATAGTGTATGTGATGCCTGCTGCTGCAGCCAACGACAATATAAAAATAATTCTTTTTATGCTGTTCATCTTTTAGATTTCCTTAATCCAAATTTAGCAAGGTATACGTAGATAGTCTCAACACTGGCTCCGCACTCCTTTGCAATCTCTTCTGGAGTCTTTTTATCCATAAGATATCGCTTACGCATATAGACTTCTGATGTATATAGTTTAGCAGGCATAATGTTATTTGTCAACCTCTGTGTCAATAACCTCATAGTCGTAAGCATTTGAGTCTTCAAGCATCCACTTGTCATAACTTTCAACGTCCCATTTGTTTGTATTAATGAGTCTTTGTATAACTAGATCTTTCTTTGTTACAAATGAAGGCTCCTTTAGCCTTACCCGATTATTTGGCTGAATTGCAAAGTTGCCATCGTCTCTTTGAATAACGTGACCACACTTATGTTGACCTGGATTTTCTGAATATCCGTCATCCAATATGTTTGTTTCTGGGTTGTGCCAATCCAGGGTAAACAAATATGTTCCAGGAACACTCGTCTTAGTTCTATCAATATAAGACATCCTCATATTACTTAAGTTTTCAAACTTTGTCACTGAAACATATGGACTAAAAGAATTCCACAAGACAAGATTATGAATTGGCTCTTCTGGAACTCCTGGCTTAGTGCAAAAGGCATTTATTGGCATTCGCCACCAGATACCACCATCTTCCATTAAGAAGTGGAACAGAGGGCTTCTGCTTTTAATACTTGAAACTCCAAAGATAACGCATGGAAAATATTTATCATGACTATCTTCTTGATCTCTTAAAAAGTTACCACGCACATAGCATTCAATTGGTGGTATGTTTGCATTTAACTCAGGCATTATTTGCTTTCCCCTATCGCTTTATCCCAATTCTTTACAGCCCAATGACCAATACCGCAAGCATCTGCAACATCGTTGTCTGTAATTGTTCTGTCATAATTAATGTTAATAAAATTAATTGTTCTTTCTTTACGAAGCATACGTTCATGAGCCTTGTAGTATGAATCAGACTTTCCAGGATTTTGAGATCGTATTAGCAACTGTTCGTCTTTAGATATTTTTCCATTACCCATAAAAATTTGCCAAGTAATTGGAGAAACTCTACCAATTGTTTTAGTTCCAGATTGTCCTGCTGATCCAAGAATTGCACCTTGAACTAATGCAAGATCAGCAGCAGTCTTAGGGCTATTCATAAATACTGTATGCTCAATAACTATTGCTTCAAAACCAC